GCATCTTGGTGTATTGATTCCATGTTAGCAAAAGAACTCATCATCATTCTTGCTTCAGGTTTCTTAAAGATAGGCATGTACTTATCAATGTAGCCCGAAGCAACATCAACATCTGATTGAGTAAACAATCTAAATATTTGTGTAAGTAAATGTCTTTCAGCAGGTGTAATATCCTGCCAATCTTTTACATCTGTATGCAACGGAACTGATTCAGGCATCCAATGCATTTGGTTTTGTAGTTTGTAGTACTCATACATCCAAGGGTACTCAAACGGTTTATAGTAATCTCTGGTTTTTAATAGACTCATAATTTTTCCTTACCCTTCACAGGCTATACATTCCACATCGTCTAATCTAATACGTGGAACTTTAGTGTTTACATTCTCTACATTTCTTGCTGCATTAGTTCTAAAGTAATACAACGATTTTAATTTATTCATACCATACCAATGAACATCACTCACATACTGCATATAAGCATCGTGTATCTCTTGAGGTTCTGTTGACTTCGGTAGGGTAAAGAATAAGTTTACCGACTGTGCTTGACAAACAAACTCTTGTCTTTTGTAAGCATGTTCTACAATCCATATCTGATTTATCTCATTGGCTGTCTTGAATATTTCTTTCTCATCATCAGTTAATATATCTAACTGTTGTACAGAACCTTCGTTAGCCGAGATGTCTTTCCAAATTTCTTCTAGTTCTTTTCCTTTTAATCCTTTAGCCTTAAGAACTTTCTCAAGGTATTTATTCTTAACTTGATACGAACCTGAGAGAGTCTTATGAGTATAGCAGTTAGCCCTATAAGGCTCAATACTAGGGGAAGTGCCACTGCATATAATCCCACTACTAGCGTTAGGAGCAATAGCCATGAGGTTAGCGTTCCTGTTACCTGTGCCGTGTACATCAGGAGCTTCCCCCCTTTGTGACGCAAGTTCTTTAGTAGCTGCTTTGGCTCTAGCTTTAATAAGGGTGAATGCTCTATGATTGAAACCAGTTGCGTATATTCCCTCGAAAGGTATGTCTTTAGACTGGAGATATGCATGAAAGCCCATAGCACCCAGACCGAGACTTCTCTCTCTATATGCCGAATACGCAGACTTAGTATATCCTTCTTTACCTTCTCTAACATATTTTTGAAATCTTTTAAAATTTGCACTGTAGTCTCCTAATTGTGTTGTATCTATTGCGTTGTCAATGTAATGTTGTAAGACATTGTCAAGCATGGTTATTAAATCTTCTATGAAGTTGTCATCTTTTGACCAGTCATCGAAGTGTTCTAAGTTTACTGATGACAAACAACAGACAGCTGTTCTCTCTTCATCAGTAGGTAAAGTAATTTCAGAACATAAGTTACTTTGTCTAATCTTAAGACCTAAATCTTTTTGTGTTTTAGGTAACGCCTCGTTACAAGTATCTATGTTAATCATATAAGGCTCACCTGTCTCTGCTCTAGCATGAATGATTTGCCACCACATATCTCTAGCGTTTACTATCTTAACAGCTTCTTTAGATTTAGGGTCAATCAACCTCCAGTCTTCGTCTTTCTCTACAGCCTGTAAGAAGGCGTTGGTAATGTTGATACCATTGTGTAGGTTAAGATTCTTCCTGTTGATATCACCACCTGATTCTTTCCTCATGTTAATAAACTCTTCAATCTCTGGGTGGCTGATATCCATGTAAGCTGCATAGCTTCCTCGTCTTGTTGTGCCTTGGTTGAAGGCTAACATCTGAGAATCAACTACATGCATGAATGGAATTGAACCAGTAGAACGACTGCCATGAGCAGTAGAAATACCGTTGCTCCTAATATCGCCCCAATATCCACCAATGCCTCCACCTGAACTTGCCAACCATATGTTTTCATCGTAGTGATTAGAAAGACCACTGCGACTGTCAGGAACATAATTAAGGAAACAACTGATAGGTAGCCCACGACTAGTTCCCCCGTTACTAAGTATAGGAGTGCTAAACATGAACCAACGAGAGGAACTGTAGTTGTAAAGTCTTTGAGCCAGTTCAAAATCTGTCTCCCCTTTGAAGGTTGCTCCGAAGACGGATGCTCTTGCGAATGCTTCTTGGGCATGTGTTTCTCCTTCCCAAAAATATCTATCTTTGAGTGTATCTAAACTAAATTTGTCGAATGTTTTTTCTTTATTGTAGTCTATTTCAATTCCTAAGTAAGGCTTAGTTCCTATTTTATCTTCAATCATCTGTTATGTCCTGTAAATGAAGAGCCATTATAGCATAGTGTATTATTTTTAGCAAGTCTTTTTCATCATGTCCATTCTTTTTACCATACCTCATGGCATACTTTATAACATTACCCATACAAAACCCTTCACCATGTCCGTTATCAAAGATAACATCTGTAGCTTGGAAGTCTCCATAAGCATAGTGTTGGTTGTAAGTACTGTCTACATATCTTTTAATTTGTTTTAGTATTTCGTCTTCATTAAATTTATAGTTCATCATTTCTCCAGTTGTCAGGTAGAGTATCTTCACTATACCATGTAAAATTATTTGTCTCTGCCCACTCAGCATGACTTCTTTTAGTTCCATCTTTTCTTTTCTTAGCCTGTGGCATAGGTGCAAAAGGACTAAGGAAAAGAAACACTAACTCTTGATTCTCAGCCAGTGCTTTTCTAATCCAAATATATTTATTGTATTCTTGGTAATCCCAAAACCTTCCTTTAGCTTCCAGTAAATATTCTTTATCACCTATAGCTTTAACAAAGTCTGGTTCATAGGTGTGCTCAACTGTGTACGCAACCTTATCTGTATGGTGTTTCCACTCTTGCAGTATGGTGCTGTGTAACGTATGCTCCCACTTAGAATCATATCCTTTGGGTATATTCTTTTCTCTAGGTCTTACTATCCTAGGTTTTCTATATCCGACCATGTAATATCCTTTAAGTTTTTAGTACTTATAATTTTTTTGATGCGTTGTTTGAACCACCTTGGGGTGTATGCAGACAACATAACTTTATTGTTTACGTATATATGAGTTTGTTCTGGTAAATATTTTTCAAAGTTTTCAACTGTTAATTTCTTTTGTTCTTCTTCTATTAACATAGTTTGCAACCAAGCAACAACCAACTCTTCTGATTTCTTTTTTATTTGTTTTGAGTTTCTTCTATTCATTTTTACTTGAGTCGTAGTTCTTAACCAACTTCCAATAATTTAATATTGCATTAAACATTTGAGTGTGTTTAACCTGAGAGGTTTTATCCCATATGTGACAGGCTATAAGCTCATTGTCTTTTCTATCTACAAAGATAGATACTCTCTCAACATCAGTAAACCCACAGCCTTGAGCATAAGCAGATAACTGCATACCATGTTCATCGTATACTAATTTAGCAGGGTCTTTACCTTCTAAGTTGTCCTTAGTTTTAAAGTCAACAAAGATACCAGACTTAGAATATAAATCTATCTTACCACCATACCCTGACTCAGCACAGAAAGAAGCTTCTGCTATCCATTCTTCATCAGGATAATTTTCATCTAACCAAGCCTGTATAATTTCATAGGTTGTGTTAGTCTCTTCTCCTAGAAAACCTCGTTCAATCATAGCATGTATCTTAGTGCCTTCCTTCGCAGCGTTCATACCTATACTCTTAGAATCAAACTTACACCTAGCAGAGAACTCATCAATAGATTCTGTGTCACTCTTTTCTAGAGTAAGTGCAGACCTAAGTGCTTGGTCTATCTTCCAGTTTTCTAAGGCAGGTTTAGCTATCATGCCTAATATAGTTGTTACTGAAGGAACAAAGTTTTCTTTCTTAGCATCTCTAAGCGTAGTGTTTCTTTCCTTACCATTAGCTCCAATGATAGTATACATAGGGTCTCCCTCTTGGGTGTACCAATGTCCTGATTCAGCTGTAAACTTATTGTAAGTATCTAACTTAGGTACATCTGCAAAGTCTTTTAAATTATTTTCCATTTGCTTCTGACTCCTTAAAGGCTTTGATTACATCTGTTGAGAACAGTTTCTGTAGGTTAACAAGGAACATTCTACTTGCCTTATGGTCACCACCACATACAGTTTTAAATGTATCCAGTTTATCTACGATTGTTTTAAGTACATCTGTTTTAAACACAAGGGTACAGAACTCGTTGTCTCCAACACATAGGTTATGAAACCAATAGTCTGCTTCGGTGGCTCTGATACCTGAAGGCTTACCCCATGACTCATACTCTATACATATGTTACCTGTCTTTTGCCACATGTCTTTCTCAGACTTTACTTCTATCTTTTTATCTGTCAACATCTCTGCTATCTTTTCTTCTCTGACTGTGCCATAAGCTAAGTCAAGGTCAAACTTCTTTCTATTTTCTTTAGTGGGTTTCATACCAGCTATCTCCTATTTTATATTCACCTGTTAAAGGACATCTCATATTGTAATGCTGTCCTGCTTTTTCTATTGCTTCTACTCCAAGCCTACCTACAAAGTCTGCCTGACTTTCTAGTACTTGTATCTGCCATTCATCATGTATGTTAGCCACAAACTTAGCATCTAAGTTATTAAGTTTGATACTATCATTCAGTATAACCAACGCTTTCTTCATGGCTATTGCTCCTCCACCCTGTAATAAACTATTCAGGGCAGCATGTTTATGCCTGATTATAATCTTTCTTCCATCTAAACCTTTTAAGTATCTCTTCTCTGAAGCTCTATCAACTCGTTCCTTAAGAGTTCTAAGTGTTGGTAGACCAGTAAGAAACCGTTCTCGCAATCGTTTACCTTCTGCTCTATTTCCCTTAATGACGCTTCCAATTTTTTCGTCTCCTGCTCCGTAGATAAGTGCATAGATGAAAGTCTTTGCCTCATCTCTTGATTTAAGACCAGCAAACTTTTGGTTAGCTGTGTGAATATCTCCGTTGATAATTTCATTTATGTAATCCTCGTCAGCCATATAGTGTGCCAACAGTCTAAGTTCTAATCCACTTGCATCTATACCTACAAGTTTGTATCCTTCAGGAACAGTCCAACATTGCCTACACTCCTTACCATAAGGACTATAGACAGCAGGTACTTGAGCCATGTTAGGACCTCTGTGTGCCATACGACCAGTGATAGCACCAGCACATATGACTGAGCCATGAACCCTATTATCTTTCTTGTCTACTGCTTCTATCCAAGAATGTACTTGGGCTAATCTTTTCTGGTACAAAAGAAAGTCTGCAATTAACTGAGCTTCTTTTATATGAGTAATCTTTTTAAGAGTTGACTCATCTACAATAGCTTGACCAGTAGGTGTAAACTTTTTAGGCTTCCACCCTAGCTCTTGAAGTCTCTGTCCTATTTGTTTTCTAGAACCTAGATTAAACTCTTGTAAAGTCTTTCTCATGAAAGGTTTTCTTGCCAACGTACCATCTATTATATCAGAGTACTCTTGGTCTGTCAATCCCTGCTTCGAAAGTTTACCATCTTTTTTTAGTTTAGGCTCAATCATTTTATCATCAACCCATATAGGCTTGAATGTTTCATGTACTTTATCTTCTGTTTCTTTTAGTTTAAAACTTAATTCAGAAGTTAATTGCATTCCCTTTTCATCATCAAATAAGAACCCATTTCTTTTTTGTTCTTCAAGTATATGTGTAACTTTGTGTTCTAACTCTACACTTTCTTTTGAAAACCCAATAGATTCTTTCTTTAAATAATTAAATAATTTATAATTTATATCTACATCTCTTTCACAATAAGATAACATCTCTTGTGTAAAGGCTGACCACTCAGGAGAATCTTTCTTAGGTAACCCTAGCTTGTACCCCCACTTAGCTATGCTATGTCCACCCTCTCTTGTAGGATTGATTAGCCTAGATAGTGCAAGGGTATCTATTACTTTATCAGGGTCATATAAATCTACACCCATTAACTTTTTAATCACAGGTATATCGTAACCTAATATGTTATGACCTATAATCTTATCTGCTTGTTGTAAAAATTTAATCCCTTCATCAAGCGTGTCCTCATAGAAATGATAGAACTTTCCTTCTTCATCTTGTGCGACTAGACACCATATAACTGTTGGGTCTAGTCCGTCTGTTTCTATATCAAATACTAATTGCATTTATTCTCCTATTAAAATGGGCAGTTATCTTCGTCTTGAGTATTAAGCATTTCTGAATCCTCATACTCTGATAGTCTACCTGTATCTTTATCATACACCAACGAACTTGCCATGCCTACATCACCAGTATACCTTGACTTCAAGACACGAAGCTTAGTTGTTCTTGCTTCAAGTTCATTCTCTGATTGTTGATTTCTTTCTAATGCTATCACACAATCACTTAGTTGTCCAATACTATTAGAACCTCGTAGATGTGACAGTGAAACTTCAACCCCATTCTCATGTCCCTTGTTACCATCAACCCTTCTAAGGTGAGAGACTAATATTAAACCTGCACCTGTTTCTTCTACCAGACATCTAAGCCTAGTCATGATAGAGTCAATAGCTTTTCGTTCATCACCCTCATGGACAGCACTAACAAGCATATGTAAATGGTCTATTATAACCCACCTACAATCACAACCTACAATCAGATACCTAAGCTTGGCAAAGATATCATCTATCTCATTAGTTCCAAAGTGTGCATGAATGAAAACTCTATCATCATCAAATATCTTATCGAACATTTCCATGATGCTTCCTTTGTCAAACTTCTCTCGTTCTTCGTCAACATATAATCTAGCGTTAGCTTCGATAGAAAGTATGCCGTCAACTGTACGTTTCCAGTCTTCTTCTAAAGCAATGACACCTACATTATCATCTGTCTGATTGATAAGCCAATGCTCTAACTCTCTAGTAACACTAGACTTACCTAGTCCTGTACCTCCAGTAAGAGTTACAAGTTCTCCTTGTCTTAAACCATACAGCTTTTTGTTGAGTCCTTCCCACGGAAAAGGTATACTCTCTTTCTTCTTCCTGTCTAGATAAGATTGCTTCTTGTCTGATACTTGTATGATACCACTCGGAGTATATACTTTAGCATCCCACCATGACCTTACAAACTCTTGATGCTTACTCTGATTGAGCATATCATTAGGGTCTTTGTAACCATTAGGGAGCACTACAATCTTAGCTTTTCCGGGCTTAAGAATTGTAGCTACTTTCTGTGATGCTTCCTTACCTGCCTTGTCATTGTCAAAACATAGGACAACATTGTCAAAACTTTCTACATACTCAAGACTTTCTTTGATATCTTTTACTGCTGATGAAGCACCTCGTTTGATAGAGACCACTGCCCATTTACTACCTAGTAATTCATAGGTAGCCATAGCATCACACTCACCCTCAACGATAGTAAGATACTTGCCACCCTCCTTGAATAAGTTTTCCCCAAACAATCCAGTACCTTGTATCGAACCTGTAAAAGAGAATCGTTTATCTTTTATATACCTAGTCTTGGTAGCACACTGCTCATTGTTTATGTAGAAAGGATATAAATGCTGTGCAATCTGCCCAGCTGAATCATATATAACTTTAACACCATACTTCTCTGCTGTCTCTTTCGATATGTTTCTATCAACTAACTTACCATAGATTCCTCCATGTGGATTTACAACAGCTGTTTGTTTAATATTTTTATCCATAGACACCACCTTGTTATCATAGTTTGTGTAAAATTTATCACAGCTAAAACATTTAGCCGAGCCGTCTTCGTTTACAGAGACAGCATCACTACTACCACATGCTTCACAAGGCACATGATACTTTACAAATTTATTTTCCATTTTAATTTCCCTCGTTAAATTTAAAAGATGAGAGGTTAAACAGATAGCCTAACCTCTCGTTTGGAGATAAGAATTAACTTTCCGATTCCATTTCTAGAATCTCAGTTTCTTCTTCTTCAACCTCTACTAATGCTTCAGGACAATCTCGTAAGAGGGATTCGAGGTTTGCCCTATGTGTTGAACTAGTAAAGTTCAAAGCTTCTAATAAAATCTCAAGTGAACCTACCTTATTTATAATAACAGTAGCTTGATTTTTTATATCAATGTCTTCGACCAGTGAGACATCATATGATGATGCCCCATTGTCGTTGTTAATAGTTACAACCATACTAGAACTCCTCTCCGTCACCATAAGGGTCTAGCTCTGCTCCGTCTTGAGACTTCATGCTGACTAACTCAATAACTTGCATAGCTTGGAAGTCAAATCCTTTAAAGCTACCATATTTATTGTCAACTTCCCATTCATTATATTGAACTTTAACTTCTGAGCCATTCCCTATTACATCATCCATAAGGTTCTTCTCTTTATCAAAAAGTTTAGGTGCATTTCTTACCATGCCATTCGGTCCATTCACTTTTCTCTTTATTGTTAAAGCCCTACCAACAGATGTTGGAGACCCCTGCTCATCTTTAATTGACAAGTCTTTTACCTTGAAGCCACGAGCTTCAAACTTATTAGCAACATCATCCTCGACTACTAAATCAACTGTATACACAGGTTCAAACGTAGTGTTTGGTGTTGTTACCGAAGCCCAGTAGGCTTTTCCTTCTAATACTGCCATAATATTCCTCCTTTATTTGGATTGGCGTTTTTTACTACCGAAGTGTACACTAATTGTCATGCCATGTCAAGCAGAATCGTACACATAAATGATTTATTTTTATTTAATAATCTTATTTTAAACGATTGTTCTTTAGTGAACAAAGTTTCATAAGCTATTGTATCATCATTTGTACAATTATACTTTGTAACATAGGCATCAAACTTCCTGTACTCATCAGTTGTTAAATCTATAAACTCTTTCATATGTTCTAACATATATTCAACTCATAATAAATTGACTCTGCTATAAAGTTAAGTATCTCATCCCTATCATCATCAGGGTGTAAGTTATACAGTTTTGCTATGTCATTGATAGAAGAATCTATTAACTTTTTACCTGCTAAATCATCCTCTATAAGACCTTCATATATTTGTTTTAATGTTTGTTCGTTACTCATTATGTTTATCTTTATACTCCTCCCTTAGTTCTGGGAACTCACTTAAATATCTGGTGAGTATATGTTTATTATCTTTATCTTGTAGTAGTATACCTAAAGTTTCTCTTAATGTCAAGAGATTATTTGTAGCTATATCTCGTTTTAACTCTGCTATTATTTCCTCAATCAGAAAAAGCTGGTTCATTATCTATCTCCTATATAGTTTGTATTACAAAGCCACTACTATCTTGCCTTGCTTTGCCCTTTGCTTTGAGTCCGACAACCACATTAGGTTTATCAAAAAACCTCATGTCTGTCTCGTCACCATTGACAACCTCTCTACCTTTGAAGTAGATAGGCATAGTCCCATTGAATACTACTGCTATATTATAAGCAATCTTATCAAACCAATTTGAATACTTCACGTTAGCTTCTGAGTAACTCCATGTCAAGTGATAGTTTTTATGTTGCTCTACTTTTCTTGTAGGTATCTTGGTGTAGTCATAGAACTGTACATCAGGGAACAACTCAAAAATATTCTGACAATCTAAATCATATTCTTTTTTATTAAACAATTTTATATCAGTTGTATCTAAAGAATATTGTTCCATGTTTCCAACATAAATATTTTCCCATTGTATATCACTAGTACCATTCAGTCGTAGGCAAGGAAGCTTATCTTTTTTCTTACAGTAATTAACAAACTTTGTAATGTCTGTAATCAGGTAAGACATGAAGGTATTTCTATCCTCCAAATACAATTTAGTCTTACGTTTTCTCGCTTCTTGTATAACATTAGTGGTTTCACCCTTCTTCATAATGCCACCTCTACCTGCTGTATTAAGACAGGCTTCCTTGCACCCAGCAATGTCCTGATACGGACAAATCTTGGTACTGATTGGATGTAAATGTAATATAG